AAGTATCTCCAGTATTTGAAGTAGTAGTTAATTCTAAAAGACCAGCTCCAACACCATCATTAGCAACAATAATTCCTTTTAGTCTTATTGGCTGTGCAATCACAGCTGTTCCTGTGTTACCTGCCGTAGATCTAGTTGCTTGTATATCACCTTTAAACATAAGTCTCCTTTAGTTGTGGCTCCCGAAGGAGCCACGATTAATTAATTATTATACAGCCGCACTAAAAGGTGTTGCTGGTGTACCTGTACAACCAGATTCTACATCAATTTTCCATTGAGTAGAACTAATAGCTGTGCAAGTTATTTTAGAATAAGTTACACCGCCTGTTGTACTACCGTTTAAAGTAATAGTATCCGATGCTGCAACTGTTTCAAAACCAACCACGTTATCAGAAGTGTCGTCAATAAATTTTGCACCTCCAACCATAACATCGTTTGCGTTAGCTGCTTGTACAACTAAGTCTCCTGTTTTTGTTAAAGTTGCAAAAATTTCAAAAGTTGAACCAAGATTATTTGCATTGTTATAATCTGTAGATCCCGCAACAGCAGCGTTAGCTGTAGCATTAAGTGCTGGTAATGTAAAAGTTACTGCACCTGCAGCATTGTTAATTACAGTTCTGCCTGCATGATCTGCAACAGTTAATGATGTGCTTGCGTTTATTGCTTTAATGTTTCCTGGTCCTGTATTAAAAAATCCATTTTTAGATATTACTGGACCCGAAAAAGTTGTGTTTGCCATAAGTATATTCTCCTAGTTTATTCAATACAGTCTCTAGGCCGTCTGCTGAACTCAGTCTGTATCAAATATAATGTTTATGTTCAGTGTGATGATTATACATAAAAAAAGGGGCGAAGTAAACTCCGCCCCTTAATTCTTAACTAATATTAGCTATTAGCTAGTTGGTAAGTTTCCGTTACCGAAGACACATCTTGGATCAGAGAATCCAAAAGAATATCTTTCTCTAGCTTTGAATCTAACATTTCCTGTATCGAAGTCACCTTCAATCGCTGTTCTAATTGGCGATCTTTCAAAGTGTTTCAATCCATTTGGAGTGTCCGTTAGAATGAAGAATGAATCTGTATCTGTTAAGAAGTGGTTCACTCTGTATCCTTCCGGTATCATTCCCATGTTACCGATAGCATTGATATCGTTATCTGCAGTTCCAACTCTTAGTGGAGACTTCATAAGTCTTTCAGCAGTAAATTGTAATTCTTTTGGAATTATCATTTTTCTACCTTGAGCTGCAATTTTTAATCCTCTTTCATCTACGAATCCCGCGATGTCGATTAACATTTGCTCTAATGAAGTTTCGTTAAGATCAGATGCAGTTGCTAAAACGTTTGAAAAAGTTCCACCGTTAGCTAGTGGGTGAGCACTAGAGATCAAAGGAACTCCGTCACCTCCTAGTACAGTAGTAACTTGTGCATTGTTTAACACTGCTGCTGCTTTAACTTGTTTTGTGTGAGACATAGATCTCGCAAGAGCTCTTGTGTAACGACCCGCAAGTCTGTCATACAAGTTATCTTCGATAGCTTCCTCAGTGATTGCAAACGCAAGAGCAATTGTCTCGTGTGTGTATCTAGCTGTGTACGCTTCGTTAGCTTGATCAAATGTAACTGCTGCACCTTCCTGCTTTACTGGAGCACCAGCAAAAGCAGATAACATTACTTCTTCTTCAAACGCTCTGTCAGAAGATTCTGTATTGTAGATCTCAGCATGTTCATTCTCATACCTATTATATTCCAGGCCGAATAGTGCATTCAATCCTGGCTCTAACTCTTTAGTTAGCTGTTGTCGTGATATAGCCATTTTTTATTCTCCTATTATACGCCTGTACTTGTTCGGTACTGGTGATTGTTGATTCGCACCAAAATATTAGCGTTTGCACCTGATTGATTGTTATTATCAGGGTCTTCACTAATATCTATCGCTTGCACGATAAATGATGCGTTAGTTCCAGATTCACTTACATCTAACTGAACTTCAGAAATACCTGTGTCGGAATTTCCAGTCGCGTTAGAGATAGAGTAATTTTGAAACACATCTGCTCTTGTAAAAGCAGCATCTGCATTGATTAAAAATACAGTATCTGGATCGTCAATAACAAAAGCAGTGATATTGCTTGAGTTGACTGCACCAGGATACGAATTTCTAAACGTTGGTTTTTTTGTTGTTGGATCAGTATATTCGCAACCATTAAATACACCTAAAACAGCTGTACTAGTTCCTGCAGTAGCTCTAATGATAGTTCCATCAGTTTGAGCAACAACTAAGTCACCTTGAAAGATAGCATCAGTTGCGTTTGCCGAAATTTTATATCTGTTTTGAGCATTATTCCATGAAGCGCCGTTTATTGATCTGTACGGTCTAAGACCGAACTTTTCTACTACGTTTGCCATAGTTATTATCCTCGTTGTTAACAGTTAATAATTTTTAATGGGAAAGAAACTATTTTCTTCCACCACCAAAGCTTACCTTTGATTGCCTAGTTATATTTATAGGCATCGCAGGGTTCTGTTCCTTCATGAGGTCATTATCTACCGCGGTCATTTGGTCTCGAGTAATTTTTCTAAAATACTCAGCGCGGCTTCTTGCGATCTCAATCGGTATCCTAGCCAGAACTAGGCCACCAACGCCGATGTATCCCTTAAACTTAGAACCTTCTGTATATATTGGGTAATGATGACCACCGCTTGCTATCTCATCACCACGAACAAGCTCATAACCTTCTCGTAGTTTTTTTGACATATTTGCTGTGTCTTCAAAGCCCATACTTTCGGCTCTTAGCCATCTGTGTATAAAACCAGCTGGCGGTTCAGGGGCATCAAGTGATGATGGTGGTGTCCAAGGTTTAGCTCTCTCTCGAGATATTCTTTCCTCAGAGCTGCGCGAATCTCTAATCTTATTGTCTTCGGTCATATTACATACCCTCCTTTACATATTTCGCGTATTCAGTTAGCGGCACATTTAATTTTTTAGCCATCTCAACTTGCCGTTTTGTGAGACGTACTGTTCTGCGTCCATTACTTGTTCTTCCTGCAGGCGATACCGTCTGGACGGGTTGACGACGCTCCTGTTTACTAGCAAACTTATGAGGGAAATATTCTCTCATTTGTCTGTTAATCTCATTATAGTATGCATCTGACTCAGGATCAACCCCTTGTTGAAGTAAGTCGTCATGCAAACCGTAAGCAAACCTAGTCATTGGCGTATCATTACCAAACCATTCATTTTCTTGAGCCCAAGAAGACGCTTTCGCGCTTGGTTGAGGAAGAGTTTGACCGATATTGTCATTAACTTGTGGTTGACTTGCTTGTACTTCAGCTTGTTCTTTACGTTGAGCTTCTTCCTGTATTCTTTGTTCAGTAAGTAGTCTAGCTCTTTCTTTTTGAACCGCTAGTTCAGTCATCTTACTTTGAGATTCCATGATTTTATCATAATCTTGGTTCTCTAAAGCTTTTTTGAGTTCTTCTTTTACTGTAGATTGTTGTGCTTCTACTCTTGCATTGAACTCTTTAAGTTGACCTTCTTCTAATGCTCTATTATTTTTTTCGTATTCAGATAATTTTCTTTGAACACCTTTAGCATGTTCGACAGCACCTCTTGCTATTCGTTCTGCTTCTCTTTTTTCAAAAGTTAATTTTTGAATTCTCTTTTGAACGTTAGTAGAGTACGAACTTAAATCATCAGACTCTTCATCATTTTCAGATTCTGTTTTAGATTCTTCTTTTTCTACAACGGCGTTAACTTCTTCTTTATTTTTTCCAACTAACGAACCTTTTGGTTCAATTTCAATTGGTTCTTCTTTATTTTCTTCTTTAGACTCTACTACAACTTCTGCTGTACCATCGTCCTTTACTTTTTCTAGCTCCTGTTTCATATATTATCTCCTAATAGGCATGCTTGATATCTCTCGGGTCAAGTATGGTTGCGATGATCTCGTCATCGTTAAGAATACGAAGTTCTCCACCTTCGATTCTGAATCTAGATCCTGCGTAACGCCCAAACATTACCCAGTCTCCTTCTTTGCACCAAGGCTTATCAAAACGTTTTTCATCTTTGTAAGCAAGTGGTCCAATCTTTAACACGTAAGCAGTAACAGTAGTTGCTGCTATGGTCTCCTTAGCATTGTCAGTCAGAATAATACCGCCATCGGTTTTTTCTGGTCCTGCCCAAGGCATAACTAAAACTCTCCAACCCGTAGGGGTAGGAATTCTTTCTTTTAAAGAAAGATCAATTTTAGTTGGATCTAAAAATAATTTTGTATTTTTTTTAATTTCATCTTCTGTTGCGTATGCATCCAGAAGTCCCATTTTTTTAGCCGGGATTTCCTCGTTCGTCTGAATCGTCATCAAATAGCTCCTGTTTCTTAAGCAAGTCCCGAAGGTCTTGTTGCAGATCATTTAACGATCTGTATTGACCTACAATATATTGATATTTCTCCATGGTGTCAATACCAGATATAGTAGTTTCTTTTAATTGTTCTAGTCTAGGTTTAATTAACTTTTTCAGTATATACTGTATGGTTTCTTCCATAAAAGAGTTCTATACTATTTTTTCTTCTTTGCTGTTTTGGCCGCCTGTTTAAATTGTTTAGCAGTAGGAGCTCCCTTAGATCCGACTTTTCTCATCTTCTCTTTTGAGCCTTCTTTAATTCTTTTTCTTTTCGCGTGGATGTTTGCGTATAGTCCTGGTTTCATTATTTTTTTCCTTTTTTACAGTTACATTCATGATCACATACGCAAGGTGTAATTTTAAAAATCTTACATACGATTTCACAAATTTTAGTTTTTATCTTTTTAAACATATTATTTTTCTCCCTTCTTGGCAAGCGTTCTTGCAATACTTTCTCCAGATCTTCCTACTACATAACCACCTAATCCAATGTTTAATAATGTCCAAACATCACCTGGTAATTCAAATGTAATAACAGTTCCGGTAAAAACCCTTATAACAGGTCCTAAGATATAGTTCCATACTAAAATGAATATTAATACATACATTAGTAATGGTCTCCAACTAGCAACAAACCAATGTGACTTAGCTTCTGCTTCTACAATAGAAGCCGCAGCTTTTATCTCTTCAGTTGATGATTGTAATAGTTGAGTATTAAGTTGAGCTTTTAGTTTTTCTGCTAGATCTTTATCTGGGATAGCTTTGTCTACTGTTGAAAACAGCATCTTTGCTAATGGTGCAATAGCTCCTAATGCGCCTAACATTTAGAATATTCCTTGAAATTTTCTGCCCTTAACTTGAATAGGTTTAACACCTTTAATAGGTTGTTCAGGATGTGCTATTCCTCCACCTACCATTTTTTCAGCGTCTATTTTTTTAAAATCTTCTTCAAAATCTATATCATAGTCAGGATAGGTGTCGCCACTAGGTTTAACTTTTCTTCTTAAAGCAACTTCGTTGTCAAACGTGTCCCCTACCATAAATTTCTTTTTTTTAGCTTCGTATTTCTTGGTAGACATTATCTTCTCTTTTTACCCTTCATAGCACATCCGCCCCCGCGCATAGCTTTACCTTGTCCTCTTACGAAGCCGCCGTTTTTAACTTTAAATCCTCTGTATGTAGCTTTTTCTTCTTCGCTAGGCTCAGCAATTGCATCTTTAGTAATTCCTAAACCCTTTCCTTTACCACCTAAAATAGCTGGAAGGGCTGCTCCCGCAGTTGCTGCCATAAGCAAATGGGTCATTGTGAATGGATCTGCCATAATAAATCTCCTTTTATAAATAATACTTCTAATTTGTGGGTATATCAATAC